GGAGCATCCCCACATTATGGAGCCAAATGAGAAGCAGCTTGAAAAGATAGGGCTGCTCAATGAGTTTATTGCCTCTTACAACATTTTGAAAATCTATGAAAGCAATGATAAGGTCACGCTCAATTCATCAACCTTAGCAGGCCAATATTTTTTAGCCCTTTTGGGAGGAATGAAGGATAAAGAAAGGTTTATGGTAGCTTTTTTAGACAGCGGCAACAACATAATCGAAACAAAGACCATGTCGGAAGGGAGTATCGGACAAACGGCGGTTTATCCAAGAGAAATATTGAAATATGCCCTTGCTTGTGATTGCAATGCAATGATTTTAGCCCATAACCATCCTGGAGGGTCCAAAAATTTCTCTCCGGAGGATAGGGCGTTGACACAGAGAATGGTTGATATTTTTCATCCCCTTCAGATCAAAGTTCTGGATCACATAATTGTTGGCGGCGGAAGCTATTCTTCCATGGCAGAAAAAGGGATTGTTCCCTACCAGAGCAAAGGTGCGGCAAATTATGAAGAAATCGCATTAGGTCCGATACCTGTGGAGGAAAAGCGGAACAGGTCTCAAGATACACGCTTATTATAGAATTAATATGATAGGCAAAACATAATCCTAGCAGATATAGCTGTTGTAACAATCAATGTATATTAAAAAACTATCTATTATACCTGTCTCAAGACATCTCTACTTAATAAATGTGTCTTGAGACAGGTTATTTTTTGTTGCATCAAATTATGTGTAATCAACAATCCCTGCATTGCATAGAGTAGTAGCCTAAGCTAAATTTTACATGTAAAGCATGTAAATACCTCCATGTTATATCACAGACGCAATATTGATTCAAGATATACCGCAGTTCATTCTTGCATATATGAAGTTTTTCTATTGTAATCTGGAGCTGCGCGTGCTATAATAATTCAAGGCTACGGATATTAGTAGAAAGAGGTGACTTTCGATGGCCGTGAGTTATAAAAAGCTGTGGAAGATTCTAATTGATAAGGATATGAAGAAGAAGGATTTACAGAAGGCGGCGGGAGTTAGTTGGGCATCGATTACAAAGCTGTCTAAAGGTGAAACAGTGAGTATGGATGTACTGATTAAAATTTGCAAAGTACTCGAGTGTGATGTCGGGGATGTTATGGAATTGATTCCTGATGACCCCAAAGAGGCTGACTCCTAAGACAATGCTGAGAACGAACGTATGGTTTAAATTTCCGAGAAAGGGGGTACAGATGAATGGCAAGCCATGATAACTTTAATAATAATGAAAACATACATGCCAATCAGCATGCTTTCCTCTCCTCTATTTCATTGAGAGATACTTTTTTGGATTGGCTTTCAAAGGGACACTCCAAAAAGTATCCCCCTGCTATATTGATAAACTGCCTTGACAGTATTTCAGAATATGCACTTCGAAAGAAGATATGTTCGGTTGACATATGGAGCCTTTCACAACATTCCATATTCCGACCAGTATACAACAGAATCCTAAAAGATAAGCTGTTACGGATAACCAATAGAAGTACATATAAGATTTTTCTTATAGCTGGGCAGCTGTATTTGAAATTCCTGAAAGACAAGCCGTATGCAAGAGCAAGGGCTTTATCGAACGAATTAACCCCTGTTAAAAACGCTACGACATCGATTTCACAAGATACGACCGTAATTACCCCTTCGGAGAATCATGATGACACAGCGTTGATCGTGGACTTTACACATCCAGAACTATGTGCACAAACACGCCCAGTGAATTGCTTGATAAATGGTCGAACCGTCGTACCTGATAAGCAAAACTGGTCACGTTTATTGGTTGCAATTACTGAGCGGTTTATAGAAGAGAACAATCCTAACCTCGGTGCGCTTGACAAAAAGCCATTGTATGGTAATAAGGTGTTTTTTATGCCTCGGAAGGCAGATTTGGGCACTTGCTTCAAACTGTCAAATGGCAAATGGATATATACCAACTACAATCCGCAGGTCATCGTAACGATTATCGGCAATCTGTGCCGACACTGCGGGGTTCCTCTTAGCGATGTTGTTATTAGCTATTTGCCAAAAGCCGCTCATTTTGAACATTCAGCAGAAACTACTGATCGTGTGGGAAAAGATGTTATAGAGAATACCTCGTCTAACACAATGCTTGAACCTGCATTTGCCGAAATGATAATAGAGGTAATGTCGACGCATTTTTCTAACGGCTTTAGAATTGATTCTCCGATTGAATTATTACGTTTTCGCCGTTTCGCAGCCGAGGACTTTGGCAATGAACTCTTGATAACTGATCAAGAGTTAATCAAGTCAATCTCCTCTTGCGGCATCTTCTTTAATGGTAAGGTTTATGTCATCGGCAATGAAATTGAGAGCAGAATACGAAACAATGTAGATTTGGCAGTATCAGGCGGTGTAGAAATTATCTTCTACAGTTCGTTTTACACTCAGCATGAAGAATGGTTGCTTGCCGGAGGTGTTATCTCTGAGGAAATGCTGAAAGAGATACTCGTTAAGATGTACCCGAAATATGTGTACAAGACAAAATACTTCTCACCAAAAGCGGGAAACGATACGGAACTCTCCAAAATCAAAGGTGAAATCCTGCGCGTCTGGGGTAGCGATGTTATGCTGAACTACGAACAGCTTTCTGAACGCCTGCCATACATTCCCCTCGATAAGATAAAATACGTGTTGGCACAGAACGGTGATTTTATATGGAATGCCACGGGGGTTTACACTCACATTAGTAAGGTTGATGTGACTAGTGAGGAATGCACCGCTATTACTGACTATGTTGAGGTTGCCTGTCGGAGAGACGGTTACGTTTCTCTCAGCGATGTTCCGCTTGAGGAAATCGCAGAGCGCAATTATGAACTTACGTTTACGGCAATTCACAACGCAGTGTTTGAGATTGTCCTTTCCGACAAATATGACAGGCGCGGTAAAATCATAACCCGCAAGGGTGACACTCTTGACGCACTCACCATAATGAAAGAGCATTGCCGCAAGTTGGATAAATGCTCTCTCCAGGATTTACTTGACTTTGAACGGGAACTTACGGGCGAATCACATCGTTGGATACCGATGGAAGCTGGCTACTCCGTAATGGTGCGAGCAGATGAGGATATCTACATAGCGGAAAAGTATGTTCATTTCGATGTTGCCGGGATTGACAGTGCACTTGACCTGTTCGTAACCGGTGAGTACCTTCCACTTAAAGGCATCACCACTTTTGCGGCTTTTCCATACTGTGGACAAGCTTGGAACTTGTTTTTGCTTGAAAGCTATTGCCGACGGTTCAGCCACAGATTTCGATTCGAGGTGTTAGCGGTCAATTCTAAAAATGCAGGCGCAATAGTCCGCAAAAGCTGCCGTCTGTCTTATGCTCAAATTATGGCGGATGCAGTTGCGAAGTCTGATATACCGCTTGAAAAAAAGGTAATCGAAGAATTTTTGTGTGGTAACGGCTACTTAGGCAGGCGGTCTTATTCAAAAACCGATGAGTTAATCGAGCAGGCAAAAGCCATACGAGAGAGGAGGGATTGAGGTTGTACTCGTATACCTACGACAAAAACACAGGCGGGATATTGCTAAATTCTTCGCCTACGGGTTTCTCAAAAGAGCCGCGCCCCGTCTATGCCACTGAGCTTGACGTTTTGGGCTTTGATAAATATTGGAAGTATGATAGACAGACTGAATTCCCATACATGTGGGCTGAGGCAAACAGTTATTGGTATCGCGGGACACTTGTTGCCAAACTTAAAGGAGGCAATCTCTACACAGCACCTGAGATAATCATTCCAACAGATGAAAACGGTATTCCCGTATCACCTGAGCCAAACGGCAACCCCCTGCGTCCCATTGATATTAAGGCAATGGTTGAAGCAAATCGTGAGATGCTCGAAATCATAGAGCAAACTACGGTCAAAAAGATACTGGCAATCTATGAAAAATATAAAGGTAGGGTTGACCTATTCCACGTCGCCTTTTCTGGGGGGAAAGACAGCGCTGTTTTGCTTGATCTTGTAAAAAAGGCTTTACCAAAGGATAGTTTTGTTGTTGTATTCGGTGATACGGGTATGGAATTTCCGGATACATACGATGTAGTAGAGAAAACTCGCCATGAATGTGAAGAAGAAGGAATACCTTTTTATATAGCAAAGTCACACCTTGAACCGAAGGAGTCTTGGAAGTTGTTCGGTCCTCCATCACGCACATTACGATGGTGCTGCAGCGTGCATAAAAGTGCTCCACAAATTATGAAGCTTCGCGAGGTAACTGGAAAAGACGATTACACAGGCTTGGCATTTGTGGGCGTTCGAGCCGAAGAAAGTGCGACGCGCGCCGAATATGAATATGAGAATTATGGTAAAAAGCAAAAGGGTCAATATAGTCATAATTCTATTCTAGAATGGACCTCTGCAGAAGTATGGCTTTATATATATGCGAACAATATTCTTATTAATGAAGCATATAAAAAAGGTAATTCAAGAGCGGGTTGCCTATTCTGTCCGATGTCTGTCAAAAAATCAGATTATGTTAAACACGAAGTATATACCAATGAAACTGAGTTTTATATAGACTTGATAAAAGAATTCAATGGCAGAAATTTTGGGGCAGATTCTTATATCACCGAGGGTGGTTGGGTATCCCGCAGGAGTGGGCGTGATTTAATTGATAACATTATGAACTATTCTGAAACGGTAAAAAATGGAACTCTAACTATCACGGTAACATCACCAAAATCCGATTGGCGTGAATGGTTTAAAACACTCGGCGGTTTTGGAGATATTCCTTACACAGTAAAAAAACAGGCCAATGGTTATACTGTTCAATTGCCTGAAACATACATCAAGGAAAATCCAACATTCGGAAAACTATTTAAACAGGTATTTCGTAAATCAGCGTACTGCGTAAAATGCGGAGTATGTGAAACAAACTGCAGCTTAGGGCATTTAAAGTTTGATGGCGGATTGAAGATTACAGATTGCGAACACTGCTTAAAGTGCCATGATATAGAGGATGGTTGCCTTGCTTATAATTCATTAAGAATACCGAAGGAGGAGAAGTCTATGTCTATTAATTGTTTTGATTCGGTACTTCCCAAAAATGATTGGTTTATCCGCTTCTTTGAAGAAAAGAATGATTTTTGGAATGCTCACGGGTTGGGACCCAATCAAGTGAAGACGTTCAAACGTTTTCTTAAAGATGCGGGGTTAACCGTGAAGAATAGCTATTCCGCGTTGGCTGAGCTTATTTCCGAATTAGGTTGGGAAACCGATACTGCATGGGGGATTCTTTTGGTCAATCTTGTGGCAGATAATCCGCAAATACGCTGGTATGTCACAAAGTTAGAAATTGGACGAAGCTATCCACGAGACACAGTAATTTCAATGCTGTTAGAAAGCACCAGTAGTAAAAATGTTGTGAAATTTGTTTACAGTGCATTTGGAAAATTGATTGAACTGCCTCTTGGCACGAGTTTGCATTTTGGCTATGTCACGGACGACGGTAACCTTGTCCGTACAAAATGTTCTATTTCCGATCCTCGTGTGGTGCTTTACGGCTTATTCAAGTTTGCGGAAAAATGCAATGATTACAAAGAGTTCACGCTTGCTACGCTCCTAAATGACAGCATCGACCGCGATGGCATAAGTCCCACCCGTATTTTCGGGCTTGAGCGTGAAGATATGACGCCGTTATTGCTGGGTTTATCGGCAAAGTACCCGGACTATATAAACGCTTCGTTTACACATGATCTTGAAAAGATAACGCTTGCGGAAGATAAAACTTCGTCGGATGTACTCGACTTGTTTAAGGAGGAACGTACAAATGGCTAATAAATACCGTGAATACTTCGATATCGATGAAGAATACTTTCCGCAAATAAACGATTACTCTATTGCGGCGGCAAAGCCAGACTTCTGGATGACTACATATCCGCATCAGACCTTCATCGATATGCTAAGCAGTATGGAACGTGTCTTGGCGCGGCAAGAGAAGCGTTCTCTTTGGATTGAGGGGGCATACGGCACAGGTAAATCACAATGCGCCTATGCATTAAAGAAAATTCTCGAAGTTCCCGAAGAGGAACTCCGTGCTTACTGGAACAAGTATGAACCGCTGAAAAAGAAATCAGACCTGCTCGAAAAACTCATCGGGCATAAGCAAAAAGGAATTGTGACTGTGCACCGCTATGCCTCTGGTGGTATCGGATCGCCTCGTGATTTGTTCCTTGCTGTGCAGGATAGCATAAGATCTGCCCTGAATGAGAAAAAACTCTACGCAGGTGAAAACACGCTGAAAGAAAGTGTAATTGCTTGGATTGATGAACCGTCGCACAAGCTGTTTTTTGATGCTCTTTTGCAAAAGCCGGAATGGAAGGCTTTGTTTTCACAGTCAACAGCAGATGAAGTGCTGAATGTGCTCCGTAAGGGCGGTGAAGTCAAACAGCTGATGGATAACCTGTTCCGCCTCGCCGACAAAGAAGGCATTACCGCATTGAACATAGACGCGGATAGGCTTTTGGCTTGGATAACGGACGTTATCGACCAAAACAATGTGAAAATCGTCTTTATTTGGGACGAATTCTCCGACTATTTCAAGAACAACCGCGAGAGCCTGTCTGAGTTTCAGAAACTCGTCGAACTGGTAAACTTAAAGCCGTTCTATTTTATTGTGGTTACACACGAGTCAGGGCAGCTATTCACCACAGCAGATAGCACTTGGACAAAAGTGCGTGACCGCTTTATTCCCGTTCAAATCGCTCTGCCGGATAACATAGCGTTTGATCTCATCGGCCACGCTTTTAAAGCTAAGCAAGCGGCGCAAGGCGACTGGGAAATATGGGCTGACGACTTGAACACCCGTGTTAATTCTTCCCGTGCGGCGGTTATGAAGGCTACGAAAATTACAGATCCACAAGTGATGAAGAACATTATGCCGCTCCACCCTATGGCTGCTCTTTTGCTTAAGAATATAGCTTCCGCGTTCAAGTCCAATCAGAGAAGCATGTTCGACTTTATAAAGTCGTCAAACACGGACGATGTGAAAGCCTTTCAGTGGTTCATTGAGAACACGGGACCCTTAGATGATCATCCGCTCTTAACAGTGGATATGCTATGGAACTTTTTCTACGAAAAGGGCAGGGATAACCTTACCGCCGACATTCGGCTAATTTTAGATACATTCCCCCAACAAAAGAATTTAAGGGAAGACGAGCAAGCTGTCCTTAAGGCTGTTCTGATAATGCAGGCTATTGACCAACGCTTGGGTGGTACGATTGATCTGTTCAAAGCTACAGAACAAAACCTAAGTTATGTGTTTGAGGGGATTCCGAATTTGGAAGGAACGGCTTGCATTAATCTTGCCAAACAACTTGTATCAAAGGGAATTTTGGTTTCAAACCCGATAGGCGGTGGGAGGCATGTTTTTGCCGCTGCTGTGCTTGCAGGCGACCAAGCAAAGATTGACAGTTACAAAAAAGATATCCGCAACAATAGCACAACTTCGAAGCTTGTTGCCGAGGGTGGTCTTTCAACCGTACTTTCTCTGTCTCCTGCGCTTCGTTTACGGTTTGAATCTGAGCCGAATACAGGGAAAATTATACCTGTGACCGCTACGGATTTTACCCGCACAATCAATAACCTATGTACCAAAGAAACTAAGTGGAATTTCCATGCTGTTATAGCGTTCGCCAAAGACGATATTGAAGCTGCAAGCTTCCGAAAGACTATCAAAGCAGCGGTCGCGGATAAGCGGTACGAAAACATTGTATTTATCGATGCGCTCTCTACCCCGCTTGGAATTGAAGCTTTCGAACAGTATGTGGATTATTCCGCTATGGCTATGTATTATAACGGAAACAACAATTCAGCATCGCGGGAAAATTCTGACAAGGCAAGACATGTCTTAGACCAAGACTGGAAAAACCGTATTTACAATGGCCAATTTATCGTATACACCTATGCAAATCAAGAGGGTGAAAAACTTGGCAATGGGCAAGGCGTGGCGAGCGTCCTCCAAACTATAGTAACTGCCCGCTTCCCTCTCGTATTCGATTTTACCAAAGGGCTAAGCGAAACTCAGTTGAAGCTTACCAACGGAAAAGCAAGTGCGAAAAGCGGTATCGTTCAAAGCACAAGTGGCGTTGTAGCCGGTATAGAAAAGCACGTTTTGCCTACTGTGTGGAAAGTGGGTAAATACTGGGAAGCCCCTTCCACGGCAACGTTACCGATTTCCAAGATAAAAGTCGAGGTAGATAAACTGATTGAGGATGCGTTTAATCGCGATGGGCAAATTTCAATAGGAGAAATATACGACTTCCTTGAAGAAAAGTTCGGTTTTGCGCCATGCAACCTTTCAGCGTTCCTTGCAGGTTTTCTGTTGAAAGAGTATGGTGGTGAGCCGTTCCGCTACAGCGACTCATCCGGTGGTCACGAATCCATGACTCAGGACAAACTCGCGGAAATGCTCGGCAACTATATTGGAAAAACTCCAAAACCTACTTACATTGTAAAAATGACTGCTGAAGAAATGGCATTCTATGAACTCACTGAAAAAGCGTGGGATATTGCGCCAAATTCTTGTTCGTCAGTGGGACAAGCGGCTATTGCAGTGACTGCAAAAATGCGTGGGTTTGGCTTACCCGTGTGGTGCCTTGCCGAAGTTGATAATTATGGTGTTTATGATGTTGTTCAAAAGTACATTGAACTCATCCAAAAGGAAGGCTATGAAGCGCACAAAAAAGCCGTTGAAATAGGCAAGATCGCTACTGTCAAAACAACGCTACCCGAAAACTTAGCAGCTCTTCTTACAGGAGAAAATTGCCAAAAGGGAATGTGCGAGTTCTTGACCTCATTTGAAGGGGGCAAAATTCTGTCGCTTGCTGCTGAAATCGGCGCAAGTGGAAATGTACTCTCGGACATCCGTGCATTATTCGCAGTGAAGCATTCCTGTTTGTGGGATAGACAAACAGGTGAAGATGAAATCCGCAAACTCTTGACTGATTATGGTGTTGTCAAAGAAAGCAACATTCTTTTGAACGTGATGGCTCATTCTCGTTCGGAAGCATTTAAAGAATGGCGCGAACGGTTGAAGTTTATCGGTGTTTCTTGCGAAGCATTAAAAGCAAAGTTTCCTATGCTCACTAAAGTCCTTAATACACTTTTGAAAATATATCAGCAATCGGACGTATTACCGGAGCAGCTAAAGATGTTCCTTTCAGAACTGACGGCACACGGTGCAGAAATCCGTGATTTACTTAATAGCGAAAAGCAAATATTCATGGAAGTTTACGCCCCTTATCTCGAGGACTTGAGCGATTCTGATATCAGCGAGATAAAGAGCAAACTACCAACGGGAATGTTTGAACTCCCCAAAACGGATTGCAACACCAAAGTTAAGGCAGCAGTGGAGGAGTTCCGTAAGAACCAATTAAAAACACAATTGTACAAACTCTGGAAAGAGAAGACTGGTACGAAAAATCCTCGTGAATGGTCAAGCCTTTACAGAACTCCGATACTTTGCTGTGTATCCGAAAACGAGTTTGAAGCAGCGAAAAAAGCGTTTGACACACTGAACAGAAACTGGTCTACTGATGCAGAGATAAAAGCTGCGCTTGAGTTTCTTGAAACAACGAGACTCTTCGAAGTTTTAATGGACGAAAATAAACGCAATGCCGCATTCGAACGTGATATTGTCGGCGAATACCGTCCTTTACTCCAAAATCTGGAAGAGGTTAGGGACGCACTTGAACGTTTGTCCGTAGACACTTATGATTGGCGCGAAAATCCTAGTGTCAAAAACAAAGTCAAGCAACTTGCCGAAGCAGAATACAACGCTGGTGGGAGCGATAAGGCTCTCATGAAAATTGATGAAATGCACGATACCAAATTGAAGCAGTACCTTAAGCGGCTCGTTAGAGAAAACATGACCGTCGGAATTGAAATTATTACGAATGGAGGCGAGTAGGCGGATGTCGATTGAAGCAGTAAATAAATATCTGTGCTCCAGCATTAAGTCGCCTTACTTTTTAGTCGTCGGTGATGGGCAGTATAAGGGTGTCAAGGACAAATTGTTGGAATTGGGTTTTACTTTCGTCAAAGTAAGCGACTATTGCGGTGGCGATGATAAATTGCCGGATATTGACAGCTTGTTAGAACGCCTTAAGACCACCGATGTGAACGCGAGTGATAACAAACTGGTTGTAATTGGTCTTGGCGAATATCTCGCTCTCCGTGGAAATAACGAAGCCACAAGCATTTTATCGCAATTGAAAGACTTAAATATTGGGAGCACGAAAGTTGTTTTGCTTCTGCGTGGAGTTGCCACTCAAATTAATGACTTGCAAACAGACCCGCGTTTTGACAGTCGACGTTTCTGCATGCTTGATAAAGCAAATTGCGATTTGTCATTCACTCTCGCCGTTCCGTCTGTCGGTCTGTCGGCTCTGCCAGGAATAAAGGCTCTACTCATAAAGCTCGAAAATGGTATATGTGGGAATTTTGTCGTTAACACAACGGTTAGTCTTGATAAAGCCCTATTTACCGTCCATAAAATAACCAATGCTTACGAGGGTATTAAATTTACCGCGCACGGCTTTAATTTACCACGCTCCTGCGGCAGCAATATGCAGTGGGCTGAACTACTAAAGGAATTAACACAAAACGGCGGATCGCTTGATGCAGTCTTTGAAAAAAACGGATTTGACAGCACCCTTGAAGCAGATTTTTATGTTCGAGTCGCAGGGCTTGAATATAGGAATTGGCTTTACTTCATTGCTTTGAAAAGCAAGTCTAACACTTTGTCAAATAGCTATTTGCGCTTTGTGCTGGATAATACGAATCGTTTTGAAGATTTTAAGACAAACGTGCTAAATGCAATAATCGAAGTTCCGCACACTGATAAACGCTTTTGCACGTTTTACGCCGAGCGAAAAATACTTGTGGAAAAATTCCCGGAATCAGACATAGCTGATTTCGTTGTCAATAACCGTAAGAATATCGCTGAAAGCATATATAAGCTGACGGACGGCACAAAAACAGAGCGTGAAGAGATTATAGCTTGGGTTTCTCAAAATGGGGTCATACCGCAGATTGCCGATATATATCCTGCACTGTCAGCTTATTTAAAAAAGTATGTCTTTAATTGTGGTGACCTATCAAATCTGCTGACGGAATATTTTGACGAATATAAAAGGCAGAAAGTTTCCAATACACTTGAAGCCGATTTCATCGAAAAAGTGGAGAAACTCGCCAAGAGCCGTGAGTTTAACCGATTGCCCACACGCAACGAAATAATTGACGGCTTGAATAAAGACGACACCTATCTTTATTGGCTCGACTCGCTCGGCGTTGAGTATCTGGCATTCATAGTGGAATTGGTGCGCATGCGTGGGTTATCTATTTCAATAAACATTGCCCGTGCAGAGTTACCGACCATAACTTCTATTAACCGCGACTTTTTCGATGCTTGGCAGGGCGCTAGAAAAGAAAAGAACGATCAGCTCGATGACACAAAGCATAGCGATGCGGGTGGGTATAATTTTGAAAACAATGTTTTGCCTATTCATCTTGCCAAAGAGTTGGACATCATTTCCGGTGTTATTGATAAAGCCGCTACAGAACTTGCCCTGCGTCATTACAAGCGTTTCCTACTTGTAAGTGACCACGGAGCCTCTCGTCTTGCCGTATTGCGACGCAAAGAAGAAAAATACGAAACCGACACTAAAGGCGAGCATTCCGGGCGTTGTTGCAAAATGTTTGAGCCATATGACTTACCGTTTGCTGCTGAAGAGAACGGTTATCTTGTGCTTGCGGATTATGGGCGCTTTAAGGGAAGTCGTGCGGCCAATGTCGAAGTTCACGGAGGGGCTTCACTTGAGGAGGTTGTCGTTCCGGTTATTGAACTAATGTTGAAAGACAGCAACATTACCGTTGAAATGGTAGAAGAATTCGTGACCGTTGATTTCCGCACAGGAACGGAAATAACGCTGTTCTTTAATTCCCCAGTAAAAAACGTGTCGGTCGTTTTGAACGGCAAACGTTACTCCGCTTTTTCGCTTGATGGCAATCACTACAAAGTTGTGCTTCCTGATACAAAGCGAGCAGGCAATTATCCTGCTGATGTTTACGCGGGCGATGACTTAATCGGGAAAATACTAATTAAGGCACAGGGCAAGAGCGGCAAGATAAACGACGCCTTTGACGATTTGTTTTAAGGGGGTGTTTCTATGATCGAAAAACTGCGAAATTGCTTCGACGAAATGGTTGTATATAAAGACCTCAAGAAAAGCAACTTCTTTTCTGCATTAAGCTTACCTTCATTCATGCGCGACTGGCTCTTGAAGAGATTTGAAGATGAGGACGGGCATTTTGATCCGGACGAATTGGCTCGATTCGTGCATACATATCTGCCGCGCAAGGACGATTGGACAGCAATAAAGAATCGAGTAATTATTGAAAACGAACGCGTAAAGTTTCTTGCCAAAGTTTCTGTTGATATAGATATTAAAACAGGGGAGGTTTCTTTTTCACTTCCTGACTTTGGCCTTACAAGCAAAGATACCATCATTGAAGATAATGTCTGGGACAGTTGTAAGGATGATTTGGTTCGCGGACGAGAAACATGGGGCATGGTTGAAATAGGATATCGACCTCCCGATGACTACGACTTGGAATTTTCTCGAAATAAAGCCAAAGGAGCTAATAGAGGCAAAATCAAGCTGACTGCTTTCAAGAGCTTCTGCCCTTACACAATTGATATTGACTACTACAAAGATGCCCGTAGAGAATTCAGTACATCAGAATGGCTTGATGTGTTGTTGGGTGCAGTTGACTACAACGCGAGTGGGTACCTTGGTGACGAGGAAAAAAAACTTACGATGCTGACCCGCCTGCTTCCTTTTGTAGAAAAACGGTTGAACCTTATCGAGCTTGCGCCAAAAGGAACGGGAAAATCATATCTATTTGGGCGCGTCAGCCGTTTCGGTTGGCTCTCAAGCGGCGGAGTTATGAGTCGCGCAAAAATGTTCTACGACCAAAACAAACGCAAAGAAGGTTTAGTTTCGGGAAACGACTTTATTGTACTTGATGAAGTACAAACCATATCGTTCACTGATGTAGATGAAATGAGAGCGGCTCTAAAGGGTTACCTTGAATCAGGCGTTTTCACTGTCGGTAATTACGAGGGAACCGCTGACGCGGGAGTGATCCTCTGTGGTAACATAAGAAAGGAAACAATGGATGCAGACGGTTATAGCAATATGTTTGAAGAGTTGCCTGCCGTATTTCACGAATCGGCTTTGATAGAGCGTTTTCATGGTTTTATAAAGGGATGGAATATACCGCGAATGAACGATGATCTTAAGATTTCCGGGTGGGCACTTAATTCAGAGTATTTCTGTTCAATATTGCATGAATTGCGGGATGATATGAGTTATCGTGCCATTGTGGATGAACTTATCGAAGTCCCTGAAGCTGCTGACACACGCGATACCGAGGCTGTAAAGCGTATTGCGACGGCCTACCTGAAACTACTCTTTCCAAATGTGCGTGAACCTGGTGATATTACTGCTCGTGAGTTCAAGCGCTACTGCCTTGACAGGGCACGAAAAATGAGAGACACCATAAAATACCAACTTGGTATCCTTGATGCAGAATATCGGGGTAAAGATATACCTGCATTCAGCGTCAGACCCGACAAGGATATATAGGGAGGGGTAACGCAATGGAAAGCAAGGTTTGTTACGTTTGCGGAAAAGAAAACCTAAACAAGAATGAGATTGGGCTTACAAAAAAGTTATTTGATAAAAATGCTAAGCGCTTTTATTGTCTTAATTGTCTTGCGGAGTACTTGGAAGTAGATACCGAGTTTCTGCTTGAAAAAGTCGAAGAGTTCAAAACGCAAGGCTGTATACTATTTTAAGGGGGCGATACTTTGATTTATGCCGATAATGCCGCTACGACGAAAATATCGGATAGCGTTTTAGAAAAAATGCTTCCTTTTTTGCGGGAGCAATATGGCAATGCTTCCAGCCAGTATTCATTTGGAATAAAGGCAAAACACGCCATTGAGCAAGCTCGTCAGCAGGTTGCCATGGCTATTGGAGCAGAGCCTTCTGAAATTGTGTTTACTTCAGGAGGTTCTGAAAGCAATAGTTGGGTGCTGTCTTCCGTGAGTAATGGACACGTTATTACTTCTTCAATCGAGCATCACTCTGTGCTAAACTCATGCCATTCGCTTGAACGTAAAGGTATAGACGTGACTTACCTGCCTGTTGATAGCAAGGGACGCGTTTCGTTGGACAGCGTAAAGGAAGCTATCCGCTCCGATACTAAACTTGTTTCTATTATGCTTGCAAACAATGAAATCGGGACAATTCAACCAATAGCTGAAATAGGAGAATATCTGCGTGGACGAAGTATTCTGTTCCATACAGATGCAGTTCAAGCAGTTGGACATATACCTGTCAATGTTAAGGAACTTGGTGTAGATTTTTTAACCGCCTCAAGCCATAAATTTTATGGGGCCAAAGGAACAGGTATTCTCTACAAACGGAATGGCGTTTCATTGCCTCCGATGATCTTTGGCGGGGGGCAGGAACGCGAGGCACGCGCTGGAACTGAGAATGTTGCGGGAATTGTTGCAGCAGGATATGCAATTATTGAAAGCGTAACTGAAATGACCGCAATGGCAGATAAACTTTCTGCATTTGTTCGAGCAACGATAAATGGGATACGCGCTGAAATACCGAATATTATTATTAATGGTGATGAAAATAATCGCTTACCAGGAATTATAAACATTGTCTTTGATGGTGTCACAGGTGAATCGCTTATGCATTTATTGGACTTAAAAGGAATATTTGTATCTACGAGTTCCGCTTGTACGTCGGGGAGGGATGAACCTTCACATGTGCTAATGGCATTAGGGTTAACCGAACAGCAAGCGAAATCTGCTATTCGCATTTCGTATGGCAGGTACAATAACATAGATGAAGTGGAAACTATCGTGACGAACATTTGCTATGCTTACAACAAAATCTTAGCAGCAAAGTCATAGATTATGAACAAGCAGACACTATAATAACCTTTTAATTTTGCCCATACCTTTTAATTATTTCCTGTAGCCATATAACAAGGGTGTGCATTTTGGTTTTGGAGTCTACAGCCATCCTATAAAAGTTTGAATAATGAATAAAGCAAAAAGGCTTTCGAAGTTAGCTAATGACCTCAAAAGCCTTTATTTTTGAGCCTTTTCCGGCATTATGCACCCGGAAGTGGCCCTTCTTCTTTGTATTAAACTGAGAACGAACATAGATATAATCATGCAGAAATTGATACAATTTAATTATCCTAAAAAGTGCTATGTTTAGGGGTGTGCAAACTCAAAAAGGGGTGTGCAAATGTTGGAAACCGGGAAGAGCCGGTTATTTTTATTTTTAGAATTAATTTATAGCTTAAAAATATTATCAATTATTAAAAATAAAGCTTGCCTTGCCCCAGGGGCAATGTTATAGAATGAAAGTGAAGGGAGTTGGTGCTTTGAAATATACTGTTAATTGGGTGGAGAAAAACATGGGCGTTACCAGAAAAACATTACGCATTTACGAAGAGAAAGGTTTAATGGATAAATCAGCTATACAAAACCCTGATAATAAATATCGTGAGTACAGCGATGAAGACATCGAGAGAATTTGGTGTTACCGATTGCTACAGGGTGTTGGATACTCATTAAATGAAATTGTTGAGATGACACAGAATGTGAATTATGATTTTCAAGCCTCTCTCAGTGAAAAGATAAAAGATTTGGAAAGAAAAAGATTTGAAATTGAGCAGTATATTGGTTTTGCAAAATCATTAAAACTGACAGGGACTTTCCCATTACCGAAGAAAATGGGCAGTATAAGGTTTGAAGAATTCATGAAATATGCCCGAGAGAATATGAATGTAGATGCAGATCCACAAATGTCAATGCTTCATAGCTTGGTTGAAACTACCCTTAATAAAACTGATTCAGATTTGACTGAGGCAGATCTTGAACAAATAGAAACTTTTATCTCAAATGCTGATGCTGATTTGACTGATGGCTTTATAATCGGTGAATATTACACTCAACTTGCGGAACGAAAAAAATTAGATGTCTCCAATACAGGGGTTCAAGCTCTTGTAAATTCAATATATATGTATTATTGCGAGAATTTATTTACAGAGGAATCCATTGAGCGTATGACACCGCAGAAATTTGCACGATATATAGTACAAATATTTACTTCAGGTGATATTTCAATATTATATGAAAGGATTTATGGAAAAGACGGCTGTAAATTTATTGCCGAAGCACTTGCGTGCTTTGGTGGGTATTCAAGCGTTAATGAAATAGATAAACCATCAAAATATTAAAGAAAGAGGGAGAAGAGTCCTATGGAAGAGAAAAAAACTTTGTACACATGGGTTAGAAAGCACAAAACAAAACTAATTATTTTAGGCGTTACCTCAATTGGTACAATTCTGGTTATTAAAAATTGGGATTCCATCAAGGGTGTATTTAAATCATCTAATCCTATTTCTACTTCGATTGTGAAAATTGATCCTGTAGTAGAGAAAATGGTTGCACCGGTGATTTCTTACGAGATTATAAATAATCTTATTGGGAATAAGTTGACGGCTACGGAGTTGGGGAGCAAGGCGTTGTGTTCTTCACAGGCTATTAATAAGAGAATTGTTGCAGCGGGATTGGCTACGAAATCACCCTATGGAGAGTATTTACTTACAGAAGCTGGACGCATACTTGGGAAATACACATGTAAGACAACTAAGGCTGGGTATTCCTTCTCAAATATTGAGTGGGATGAGAAAATCTTGGAGATTATTTTCAACGCTGAGGAACTACTAGAAATAGCAAACAAGCAGAAAACTGTTCAAGAAACTTTGAGTAGATTTGTAGCATAAGGGTATCAAAGATTATGATGCTACCGAAGCATCTATAGAAAATAAGACAACACAAGGATATGCTGTCGAAACAGAAATTAATGGAAAGGAGGGGAATTAGTATGGGATTATTTGATATTTTTAAAGGGAAGAGCTGGGAAGAAGAAAACACCTTCACTGGCGAAACACCACCTTGTCCCGAATGTGGAGAGCCGTTAAGGAAAAAGTATGTTTTTAGTGATATGTGTTGCGAAAATATGAGCTGCCCGAATTTTTATGGTTTAAAAGATGACGATTCTGACGAGAGTGAATCCCTTAGCGTTTATGATGCCGCACAAATTTGGGCTTCAAACGGAAAAGATGAAGATTACACTTTCGGATATTCGGAAGAAGAGTTAGAGGATGCCCTATAAAATGTTACATAAGCAAGTAAAAATCGGATGCCTATAAAGAGCCTCCGATTTTTTTTTTGCTATTTGATTAAACTTTTATCTCAGTACCGTCTTTAAAAGTGAACCTTACATCGTCTTTAACATAAACCGTACCAAAATCCACAAGACTGCACCAGAGCTCTACATCAAATTCGGTAATAAGGGATTCTTGTTTTCGAAGAGATTTAAGGAAGTCATTCATCGTACCGAGTCTTGTCTGCTTATCAGTGACTTCTTTGGTAACTGTAGCATACCGAGCTTTAGCAAGGTCAAAGCGGTCAACCAGTCCATTGTATCGTTCTTGATATTCCTCTTGGTCAAGGGCAAAGTGTGCGTTATCAGAAATAGCTTTTTGTATCATCTCAGCAACAACTTCGATTTCGCTTTGTAGCTCAGTTTGTTCATTTTCCAAGCTAGTAATATTAAAAACCGTATCCTTTAAAAGTTCAAAGTTTTCGAGTATTTCTTCCTTATCTGAAAGAAGCTTATTGACTGCAGATATGAAGAAAGTCTTAATTGTTTCTTCATCAAGATGAGGTGTTTTACATTGTTCATCCTTATTAAATTTATGATTGCACTGCCAAATCATGCGGCGATATTTACTGTTGGAGTGCCATACCTTAGAGCCAAACCAGCTGCCGCATTCACCGCATTTTATTTTTCCTGAAAATATATGAACCCCACTGTGGCGATTATGTCCAGGTTGCCGTCTTTCTAATTCTCTTTGTACCATATCAAAGACAGCAGGCTCTATAATTGCTTCATGGTTATTTTCTACATAATATTGAGGAATTTCACCTTCATTAGTTTTCTTTTTCTTAGTTAAAAAATCAACGGTATAACTTTTCTGTAAAAGCGCATCACCTTTATATTTCTCATTACTGAGCATACGCTTAACTGTTGGTGAATTCCATTGTTCTTTTTTTCCGGGAGACAGTATTCCATCTGCTGTTAATTGGCTTGCAATTCCGTAGGGGGTCATGCCTTGCAGAAACATGCTATAAATCCGCCTAACAATTACAGCTTCTTTTTCGTTTAAAACAAGGTTCCCATCCTCGCCACGGTCGTAACCAAGGAAGCGTCCAAAGGGAACAGTAACTTTGCCATCAGCAAATCTTTTTCTTTGACCCCAGACTACATTTTCTGAAATACTGCGGCTTTCTTCCTGAGCCAAGGATGACATTATTGTAATTAAAAGCTCACCCTTGGAGTCAAGAGTCCATATATTTTCTTTTTCAAAATAAATCTCGATACCTTTTTCTTTTAACTGACGAACAGTGGTTAAGCTGTCTACCGTGTTACGAGCAAATCTACTGACTGACTTGGTAACAATGAGGTCAATCTTACCATCAAGGGCATCAGCAATCATGTTTCTAAAGCCTTCACGATTTTTAGTGTTTGTGCCGGATATGCCTTCATCAGTATAAACATCAACGAACTCCCAATCGCTGCGGCTTTTAATATACTCTGTGTAATAATCAACCTGTGCCTCGTAGCTGGTAAATTGCTCATCGCTATCGGTGGAAACACGTGCGTATCCAGCAGTTCGTCGCTTTCTCTGCTCATTGATCGGAGTAGAGGAAAAGCGGTTAATAGTAGCTGGAATAGTTGTAACATTTTTAGCTGTTCTTGTCATTATTTATCCACCTACCTTTATGGCCAACTGCATTTTTATTGCCCTTTTGATATTCACCCCACTCCTTGCGCCTTTCTGGTGTCCAACAATCAACTCGAGCTGTAGATTCCCAGTGCATTGGAACAATTCTGTTATCATAAAAATAAAAAATTAGCTCATTTGGCTCTGGAACTATAATCTTCTCAATGTTTTCAGTAAATATATTTTCATCAAATTCTTCAATACCAAGTACATCGGCACAGACCGTCCTTAATACATTTTCAGGAATATCTTTATTCTTGCATCCCTGACACTTTCTTCTATTTGCACATATCCACATTTTATAAGAATTGTCACGTTTTCTACTGCGGGATGAACGCTGAAAACTTCTACCACACATTCCACATTTAATTTTACTTGTAAAATAGCCTGTGTTAATTGCTGGGTTTGCAAAAGCACCAAGTTCTCTGCGCCTTGCAATTTCATCTTGTACCTTATTAAAAGTATCAAGGTCAATGATGGCTTCATGAGAATTTTCTACCCAGTATTGCGGTAATTCACCGTTGTTTGTTACAGTTTTATGTGTGATATGGTCTGGGATAAAAACCTTTTGAAGAAGCATATTTCCTGTATATTTTTCATTTCGTAGAATAGCCCTTATTGATGTGTTTGAAAAACGGCCGCCCGTGTATGATTTGATGCCCATTTCTTCTAATTGTACTTCCGTCTGCTCAGCGGATAAGCCCTTTAGGAAATTTTCATATATTAACTTAACTATCTTGGCTTCTTCTGGTTCTACAATGAACCTCTCACCATTCCAGCGGAAACCATAAATATTGAAAGAATTAGGTTTCCCACGTTGGAACTTCTTTTGAATTGCCCATTTGACATTCTCGCTGGTGGAACGACTTTCTTCTTGTGCGAAGGAGGCGAGGAGGGTCAGCATAAACTCACCATCATCACTTAATGAATTAATTCCTTCCTTTTCAAACCTAACTTCAATATTAAGGTCACGGAGGTGACGCACAGTTTCAAGAAGACCAACGGTATTTCTTGCAAAGCGTGAAATTGATTTTGTAAGTATAATATCAATTTTCCCTGCTTCACAGTCCAAAAGTAATCTTTGAAATTCTTTCCTGTCTTCTGTTGTTCCCGATATACCTTCATCCGCATAGACACCTGCATATTCCCATTCAATGTTTTTTTGAATGTAAGAACTGTAATGACTGATTTGTGCAGAAAGGGAATGTAGGGTTCTTCCTTTTTCTTCGGATATTCTTGCATATGCTGCTACTCTTTTGCGGGTAGGTATTATCGGTATTTTTGGCTCAATTTTAGTTACTTTTCGCATAAGATTCACTCCTTTCAACACTATACATCACTCAAAACTGTGATTAAGTCAAGTTGTTTTAGAGAATAATGTGCCTAATAAAGGGTGATATTTATCAAGTAAAATTGCATCAATAACAGCCAATTCCTCTTCAGTAAACAAACCTTTTTTGAGCATTGATTTAGCCAGCGAAAGGGAAATTTGATACATTTTTTCAGCTTTGAATTGTTCCTCATTCATATAGAAACACCGCCTTTAAAACGGGCATTTATATAACATTCATGAGAACAGTATTTTCTACTTGAGTTACCGTAAGCCGTGAATGTTTTATCGCAGTGAGCACAGGAGAAGGAGTATATTGCTTTTTTATTTACATCATCCGGATGTGAATTCCACCACTTAACACGACATTCATTGCTACAAAATTTTAATGGTTTTTTGTGTGGCATTTGAGTTAATTCATTACCGCATTGCTTGCAATATAGTTGATTAATTAAGCTTCTTGGTGATATAACCGGTGTACTGCTTTTTATTTTATTTCTTCGACAATAGGATTTAACAGTATTGACGGAAAGACCTAACGCATCAGCAATACTGTTATAACTTTCTCCGCTGTTACGAAGAAGTGAAATTCTATCTTTTTGTAAGTTGTTCATATATTTTTCCTCCTTGTAAAGTCCTCTTATTAACTAAAGGACAGCAGGAAGGAAATTGAGTACCAAAAAATTAAAAAATAACCCATAGGATAAAATTTAATCATCACCATGGGTTATAAGCTATTTAATATATTTAATAAAGGCATCTGAAAAGCCTGCTGATTTAGCCTTTTTAAGCATGGTTTCCGCATTTGATTTTACAGAATAAGCACCAATCTGAACGGTATAATATTTCTTAGCATCGGGTATGCTTTTCTTTGCAATATTAAATGTTTTAACCAAAGCATTAACATAGGCTCTTGCAATACCATCCTTGTTATCTATTATCCACTGTGCAGTTTTAGGATTGTCATGAAAGTCAGTCTCCACTAAGACAGAAACAAGTCCAAGTTTTGATGGATTCCTTATTTCTCCGTAACCTATGCCGTTAAACTGCTTCATGCCACTTTCAACAGGAGTTATTCTGTTTGACTGTATTGGGCATATTGCATTTAATTCTTTAACCACATTTGCAGCCAGTAGCTTACCATTATAGGTTTCCGGGTGAAAAAATGCTACAGCTCCGCTTGCTTTTCCTCCGCCTCCTGCATTTGAATGTATTGCAAGATATATATGGCATCCTTTATCCTTTGCTTCTTTTGGCCTTCCTTCTACATCTACACTTAAATTAAGTGTGGCCATAACAACCTCACAGTTATACTCATCATCAAAAATTTCTTTTATTCTCTTTGCTACGGCCTCCATTTCAACTTTTTCATTTGTGTTTCCTACACAGTATTTGTTGGCAGGCTGATTGGATGGAGATAAATATATCTTATACATTATTCGTCTCCCTCCTTATCTTTAAGCTGCTCAAGAACACTCTTTAATTTTTCGGGAACCGGCAGCCCTATTCTAATGGAGTTTTCAATTATACTTATACCTTCATTGGAAATATAAAAGAATATAACAGCGGTTCTTACTGCACCACCGGTTCCAATCAAGTTGTTGTCAATTATATTTCCAACGGCAACAAGTAAAAAAATAAGCACCTTCTTGAAGATGCCTCTAAACCCTATTTCGCTTGACAGCTTACGCTCTACTATTGCGGCCATAAGACCCGTTAGATAGTCAATGACCACGAAAGTAATCAAAGCATAAATAAAGCCATCAAGACCGCCTAAGAAGTATCCTAAATAGCCGCCGATGGCTGCAAATATTATTTGTATATTGTTTATTAAGTTTTTCATTTTTACCTCTCTTTCTCATTCAGTGTTTTAAATTTTACCAAAATACCTCCAATTCATAAGTTACCGTCAACCCGTTTGCAATGGTTTTTGTAATGGGAGTTGCAAGTTTGTATGCAGATATTGCAGCATTATGGTATAAATAACCTGAGACACATATAAGTTCTTCAGTGGTAAATGGATGACGACATAAAGCATAAGTATAATTAGCAGCGGGAGGGTAAACATAAGCTATAAATTCCTTAGCTACTAAATCAAATATTCCACCTCTACGATAAGTGTTGGTAACAGAGGATGACCCCGATGCACAAAAGATATATTTGCTTCCCATAACACACGTGCCATTTGCCGAACTTGAACTACCTGTGTATGTGCTTATTTCGGTCTGCATAAGATTGTTATTTGGTGTATGTGGAACTGTTTCAGGCACCGTGTTATCAACAAAGTCAGCATAAATAGCATTATAACTACCAAAAAAATAAATAATGTCGCCATAGATATATGCCGGATAGGATGATGATGCATTTAAATTTGTCACATTATAAGTATTAATCAGCGTACTAAAACTTCTACCATTATATTCGTACAACATCCTTAAAGCAGGTGTTGATGAATAAACATAGATATAACAACGACCTGTATCCAAAGCATATGCTACTTGTTGAGTAGTGACCGTTCCTACTGTTGTAGATAAATCTATAGTATTTGTTGTATCCATATACATATCGTATACTGTAACAATTCCTTTACTACAAGAATACCAATAACGCCCATCATTTGCACCTGTTATATTTGTAGTATTGTTTGTCGTAGATCCTAATAAATATTTTTTAGCGCTATGATTACCAGTATATTGATTTGTTAAACCAACCACATTTATTGGAACATCATTTGCTTGTGCAGTTGTGAAGTCATATTGGAACTTCCATCTAACACTATCTAATGAAAGTTCTCTCAATACTTGATTTGCTGCATTATAAGCGCCCCTATATAAACCCGTACCAGCTGTACTCGGTTTACCATAACCAACGGTTTGACCAAACAGATATGGATGTTTAGTATTAATCGATAAGTTAGTATTGTTCATGCACAAAAATGATTCAGAAACCCCGTCCAACCAAAGATTTGTTGAACTTACCTCACTTGAGAATAAACTTTCAGTAAATACATGGTTGTTACCTTCTACTCTTTCCTTTACCTTACCTGTTAATGGGTCAGTCAAGTCAATACATACCTTTCCTTCGGCATGAGCAGGTTGTATGTTTTTAAATTTTGCAATCTCTTTCATAATAATCTCCTTAAGTTAATATAACGTTTACGTTATCATCACCATGTAAATATATTGTAGTAATTGTCCCACTTTCTGATATCGGTACATCAAACCGTGTTGATGAAATATCTATATCATAATCACTTTCTATATATAAATCTAAATACCCCAATTCCGAAAAATTACATTTATCATAAATGTATTTAAGTCTTTCATACTTTTCTTGTCCTTCAACAAAAACATGCACCGAGAAAACAGGAAGTTTTTCACCCCCTGAAAATGACAAGAGACTTGTCTTTTTATTAAGTATTGTTATTCCTCTTGTTTTGTCCCTGATATCACATGTGATTTTATATACAGAAGGTGAAATATTTTCAATTCCTTTAACAGGTAATTGCTCTGAGTCATGGACAATTATGCTTTCATTAAACATTCCAAGAGTAAAAAACTCCATGGATTTTTTAAAATCAATATAAAAATAGCTGTACTCTCCACTGTCGTTCCAAATTATAGGTTTATAATATTCTCCGCTTCTTGTAAGTCCCTTTGTTGCCATTCCACATACAAACCCATTTTGAAAATCTATATTGCTCATTTATATATCACTCCCATGCCAATTGACAGGAACAATTACACCATCTTCAGTTATCAATTCAGTTATCTTTCCGCTTCCATCTTTGGTATAATTAAAAATATTTGTTTCTCCGCTATACTTAGAGGAAAACCCGTTATTATAAAAATCAAGCTGTTCTAAATCATAAGGAGTAATAAAAATGCCATCGTCTGATAACTTTATCTGCCTTATATCTCCTGTGTTTGATTTGTAGTAATTGATTTCAAGTCCTGTCTGACCTTTGTATATTTCAGCTTTTGCGTGATTCTCTCCTGTACCATCTCCAACTCCAAGAATAATTTTTGGTACATAATTGTCATTTATGTTAACAAACAATATCTGCATTTTTATATGTTCTAAGTATTCATATATTAGGACTGGATATTCCGTAACATTTGTTGTTGTGCCTTTGAAAGTATCATCTATCCAATACAAATCATTATTATGCCTATCCTTTACCTGCTCTGTTTCACTTCCATCTGTACTTGCTGTTATGAATTGGATATACTGCTCAAAGATTTTAATATAATTGACATCCGCTGTATCTTCATTTAAGTAGTTTTGTACCTTTGTCGAGGTTTCAAGCTGGTCAACTGTAAGTTGTGCTATATATGCTGTTTCAGCAGCAAGAGTCTGCGTTATGAATGTGTTTGAAATAGTCACGTCAAACTCCGCCTCAAGTGCCTCAATCATGGTGGCAGATAACATTCCATCAAAAATGTACTTACCGGTTGCTGCATCAAAGTATAGCTTGTTAATCCAATTCTCACCTGATCCATCCCCGGTTTGAAGTGCGAATATATCAGAATTGAAGACCCCTCTTGCCATCTTGTCGCTTCTTATACTTTCAAAACCATTGTCAGGGCTTATCCTTATTCCATGATAAATTTTATCCTTTGCCACAGTGTCTCTTCTTATTTTTGTAACAGAATCTGTTAAAATCTCAATACTGTTTGCTATTTCAAGCGATGTGTTTATTGACCTAATTGGGTTATATGTTCTTTTAATAACCTTGTTTTTAACGTCAAGTCCAATAACCTCATCAATTATTCTAATGGTATCACCCTCTTCAACTGTCTCAAGATGTGCATAATCTTTGAAATCCGGATGGCTTTTTAGTTCAACTATGTCAATTGAGTAATAAGTAAGATCCTTTCTTCTGTCTATAATCTTTTTAACACCGGTTAGATTCTTTCCAAACCTTGCCTGAAAGCCACGTTCCTGTCCGAGTGTATTTTTAAGGCTTACAGTAAATCCATCAAAATCAAGTTCTGAATTTGTGTGATAAGCTAAAAGCTGAAGTAAACATAACTTGTTTGTTTCTTCATGGACTGCAAATGTGGTTAAAGTTGTTGGTTCAACAGCACCAATAATAAAATCAGTACCAGCCAAAATATCCGATATTATTTGAACCGGTGTTCCATCATAAGTATAGAATTCTTTCTCTTCTTCAATCAACCTGTAGGTAACATGCTCACATTCAATTCTATAAGTAACTGAATCAGAGTGAATTTGCTCAATATATGCAATGTCAAAATATGAATTGCCTATAGCTATATAGTTTTCCGATTCAAAATACCCACATTTTAAATTATCTTCAACAACCTCGAATTTAAGGATGAACTCTCCATTGATTTTTCTTGTTATTTCTATTGAATCTTCAATTATTATGTCATCAAGGTATACAAGCTTTGCATTGGTGTTTTTATCATGTAAAGTTATCAATGCTGCACCTCCTAAATGTATGTGTCAAAATACTTAATTGTCATATTGGAAACTGAGCCAGTAACAGTTATTGTGTTGTTCCCGGGTTTAAGTTTTATGAAGTTTCCGGAATGCTTTGATATCCCATTAACCTTTGCATCTGTATATATAAGCATTTTTTTACTGTCAACATTCAGTTTTCCTGTCATTCCGGTTAGTGTAAAAGATTGTGTCCCGCAGGTTAATGTTACACTTCCAGTGCCTGTTATGGAGATAATCGTATCAGCCTTATATGTTCCTTGGTTATTTACAACAACAGTGGATGGATTATCAAAGGATAGTGTCTTTAAACCTCCATATTGAAACGGTTCTGTCTCAAATGTAATATTAAAATCATCCCACGCTTGTTCTATTGCTAATGAAATGTCACTGACTGTCTTTATCACCTTATAGTTTTTGTCATTTTCATAATCGAGCACCAAGTCCCCGGCAGAAGATAACCAGGATGCAATATTTCTGGCAATTATTCTTCTTTCCTTAATAGTATCTTTTGCAAGAGAACACTTAAATTCAATAAACCGATTATTATATCCGTTTTCAAATATATACTCTCCATCATTACCCATAACATTTACTCGTTGTATTCTTTTAGCAGGGGATAGGGGATTGTTCAAGGTTTTAACAACAAGCCCTTTAAATTCTGATGTATGTATTCCTCTAAATTTAAATCCCATCATATTGCATACCCCCTGTCACTTCTTACTTGTAACAAATACAGTTCTCTTGCTATATTTTTTATGTCATTATCATTTCTAACAATCATACTTGCAATGTTAAATGTGTTTGTGACATTTGAACCAAGACTTCCGCCAAAGCTTGCCTCGTCTCTTAAGTTTGCATCTATATCAAAGCTTGTCGGTATTGACCTGTTCATATCATCTTTAACTGAATTCATTGCCTTTGTAAACCCTTCGCCAAGACCTAAACTCATATTAGTTCCAATGCCGGCAAATACAGTAGAAGGGGACTGAATACCTAATACTCCTTTAACATTAGATACTATTCCACCGACAAAACCGCTTATTTTATCCTTTATCCAACCAATCATGGAAGCTATCCCATCCCAAAGCCCTACAACAATATTTTTACCGACTTCAACTATTGATATAGCAGCTTTCCCAACACCTGTTACAATTGCTGTAATAATCTGAGGTAGTGCCTTAATTAGCTGTGGCAAGGCTTTAATTAATCCAAATGCAAGCTGGACTATTATTTCAACTCCCATATCAATAATTGCAGGCAGGTTATTTGTAATGAAATTTATAATAGTTGTGATTAGTTGCGGTAAGGCTTCAATGAGAGTAGGCAGGGCATTAAGGAGTCCTTCTGCTAACCCTTTTATGATAGTGAAAGCTGCCCCTAAAACCATATCCATATTCTCCATAAGACTTTGTACTATTGTTATTACCGCACTTACCGTTGCAGGAATCAATTCAGGTAAAGCAAGCCCCATGCCTTCAACAAGGGATGTAATTAAAAGTACAGCAGTACTAATTAACAGTGGCAAGTTATTTATAAGTGTTTCAACAATTATCATAACAGCATCAACAGCTGCCGGAATAAGCTCAGGAAGTAAATTTAAAATCGTTTCAAATACTTTACTGAATAGTTCCGTAACAGTACCAAGAAGCACCGGAAGTATATCTCCAACAGCTAATATAATTGCGTCCATTGCAGCAGGTAACGCAGCTACAATATTTTCTAAGACAGGCACTATATTTTTTACAACGGCTTGAAAAGCATCAACAAGATTTTGTGTTAAGTTTTTCATATCCGCATTAGAATTACCAAGACCGGCAGTAAATGAGCCAAGGGCTGCCTGCATAAGTCCGATAGAACCGGTTATTGTCTCAGTTGATTCTTTTGCAAAGTTACCGGCATATTGCTCGGTATTTTCAAAGAACATCTGCATTGCAACTTCAGCCTTTTCAGCGTTTGTTGCAGATGACCAAGTGAAATCAAGTCCCTTTGAAAGAGCATAGGCTTGAATATTTGTAGCATTCATTGCAACACCAAGGTTATCCATCATGGTGAAATTACCCTTAGCTGCTCCTGCAACAGAATCAAGTGCCATCTGCATATCAATACCCATTACAGATGCCATATCAGCAGCTCGTTGCATAGCCTTTTCTGTAAGTTCAAGCGATTTCTGCTGTTCAACTCCGGAACCTTGAAATAGTGCACCCATCTTGTTAGCTGTTGCAAGGTACTGACTTTGTGATACACCCATATTTTTATATGCTTCTTCACCGGTTTTCTGAATTGATAAAGCATACTTTCCAAAGACTGCTTCCGAACCTCCAAGGTTCTGTTCTAACTCACCAAACTGCTGAACAATTTCCTTGCCAAGTTTTATTGTTGCAGCTCCTGCAGCTACAGCTACAGAACCCATAGCAGCACCTATACCTTTAAGCACACCGCCTAACTTTTCAAATTTACTGCCTGCATTATCTGCAGATTTACCGGACTCTTCTAACTCATCTCCAAGTTTGTCAGCTTCCTTAGCAGACTCCTCAAGCTCCTTTTCCATATTATTAAGCTCCGCTTTTGCATTGTTAAGTTGAATAGCCCAGTTCTGTGTCCTTCTATCTGTTTCTCCAAAGGATTCGGAAGCATTCTTCAAGGCAGCTTCAAGGGTGCTGACTTTATCCTTTTGTGCGTCAATTTCTTTATTCAGAACATTATTTCTTGATGTCAAAGCCTGAATTGATTTATCCTGCTTATCAAATTGAGATGACACCAAATTCATTTCAGAACCAAGAACCTTGAAACTCTGGTTTATATCACTTAACGCTTTTTTAAATTCTCGTTCTCCCTCAACACCAATCTTGAGACCAAAGTTGTCCGCCATGCTTTCACCTCCTTATTTTTAGGCATAAAAAAGACACCCTAGTTTTTCAGAGTGCCTTATTGTACTAATTTATTTTTAATAAATAATTAAAATAATTCTTCCATCTCTTCGTTTTGAAATATTATATCATCTTCCAAATATTCATAATTATTTTTAGTTGTATAATAAATCATTTTAGATGCTCCAGTATATAATACTGAACCACCAACGATCCATGCAGAATTGAATAATTCATCTAACTTATTTTTTGCTCTTTCGTAAAATATTTTTAAAAATTCTTCGTAGTCATGTTCAATATAGGCATCAAACCCCTCAGAAAAATACTCAACCATTTCTCGTTCTGATTTAAAATCAAAAGCAACAATAAGATTTCTATCTGCCATAAGAACTTCGAACAATCTATATTTTATTTTTTGAATTAATGTATAAGTCCAATCGTAAGGTAAAGCAGACAGCCCAGATGAAAAGGAAAAAATAAAAATTTCTCTAGCTAAAAATTTTTCGGCTAATAAGGTATTTTTATTTACAAATTTATTAAATAAAACACCTCTCTTTGGTCGATTTTTATAACCAAAGTTTCGCCAAACATCATCATCTAAAATAATTTTAAATGAAATTGTGCATAAATTAATAATAAATTCTTCACTGCTATTATAAGTATTTTCTTTTTTCATCAAAGCACCTCCATGATTTACCTCAGTTTTCAAGATATTAACTGCACCTTAATAATTCTAAATAAATATAAATTGTTCCTTCAGTAATTTATTTCTAATATTTACATACTTTAATTTTAATAAAAATCATATCTTCGTCAATTTAATTGATTCATTATCCCATGACTCTTTAATATTAGTAAAGCTTAAAAAATATCCAATTGTGATTAAATCAAACAAATTAAATAATAAAATAACTACTTCCTTTATTTTTTTAATCAAACGGCTTAATTGTTCAGCTTCATCATTGATTCCATCTCCCATATATTCTTTCCAAATTATATTTATATAGTTAATAAATATTGTATCAGTAGAATAATGGGCATACCCCTCACTTGATATCTTTATTATTAACTCTTCGTCTTTTAATTGCTCAACTATTTTGGAGATATTATCTAAATCTCTTTTCTTATATGGGTAATGAAATGCTTGATTTCTAATTTTATTAAGAACCTTATAAGAAAACGAATCTGTTCCATTTCCACTGTTGCATTCCACTAACTTGTTATACTTTTCTTCAACCTTTTTCCAATTATTCATTGATTTTAATTTATTCTTATAAAATTCATTTTGAAATACTTCATATGCAAGCATATACGCATTTTTTGTAATACCCAAAGATAGTTTAAATATAAACACACTCATATAAGCATCTTCCTTATTTTCGTCAAGAAGCATATTTATATTATTCAAATCGTCTCTTGCAGTCAAAATCGACAACATAATCATATCAAAATGGTTATTGCTATCAAATAAATCAGACGGTATAATTTTTATTTCTTTTACATCTTCTGCCATACTTTTCTCCATAAAGTATTCTTTTTATTCAATATAAAAATTAGCAATCCTTTATTATTTCGTTCATTTTTTTTAAAAGCATAGTTTAAATTCTTCAAAATATTATAACCTAAATATTGGAAAAATACAATCCTTATATTCCAAGCGGAATAACTTCATCGATGAACAATTCAACTTTAGGTTTTGCTATACCAATAAACTGTTTGTGTATCTCCCACTGATCTAAAAGATCTCCAATAGTCATAAACCAAACATTTTCTTCGTTTCTGCAAAGCTGGGTAACCCCATAATAAATTAGTCGAGCAAACAACTCTTCATCGCTTACTCGACTAATTCGTTTTTTGATTCAGTTTCCTCGGATTCAACATATCTCTTTGTGCCTTTAAACATAGCTTCAATTATTGCCTCTTTGTATGTTGCTAATTCAAGGGGAGAGGTTAACAATTCAACATCTTCTTCTTTAAGAAGCTCTTTCTTATTGTCCTTATTCTGTAAATTATGAATCATCAAACTCTGATTTGCAAGAAGAGTTATAAGCCACACAATCTCATCAAGCGCCATTTCAAAGTTCTCTGATTTCATAAGCTTTTCACCAAGATTTTCAAGACCGCCATACCTTTTTGCAATCTCCTTAGTTGCTCTTGTAGTTAAGATAAGCCTATATTCAACATCTCCTATCTTGATGATACTGCTCCTGTCATCATACATATCTTAATACCTCCTATGGCGTAACGGTAAATTCAGGCTCATAAACTTCAGTGAACCATCCTGTTATAGTTGCTGCTAAAACCCCGGTATCATCTTCATTTACTTCAGCTTTCCAAGGGTGGTTCCCATTATCATCAACCTTATTTCTCCTCATTACAGTTCCTTCTATCGTAGGTGTCTGAAATGTTATATTGTCACCTTTAGTTTGCAGATTTGTTGCCGGTATTCCAAACTTAACCTTGTATAGCCAGAAATATCTATACTTTCCGTTTGCTTTCTTTGCCCTGAAGCCAATTGCTACGGGGTCACCGCCATCTTCACTTGTTGATATTAATACCTTGTTATCATCAATCTTAGCTCCAGTTAAATCTCCGGCGGCGGTTGAGCCTATATCATCAATTCCAAGTGAAAGCTTCCCATTTTTAAATTCTTTAACTACAACGGCAGCTCCGTCATCAGCATAAAGAATTGCTTCAGCAAGCTCAATTGATAAATCCGCTTTTATCGCTTTTGCAAGTTTTACCGGTGCTGCATAAGTTTCTGCACCTTCAACACCTTCAGTTATTTTTGAATAATATAAACTATCAAGTCCTATTGTTGCCATTTTTATTCCTCCCATTTATATATTTTTGCCACATCAATGGCATTATGGTGATAGCCGGTATCATTCTCATAACCTATATACCGGCGGTCTGTTATAGTAAACTCCGCACTAAGCAAGGCACGGATAATTGATTTTTTTAGCTGTGTATAATTACCTTTAACAAAAAGGGAAAGTCTTGCTTCTTGTATCTCATATCCGGCAGAGTTATCTCCATGAAGCCCAAAGGTATCAACAAGGGGTGTAATAACCATATACTTATCAGAGGGAGTATCGGAAAATACCCCGGTCTCTATCGGAACTAAGGGTGAAATAAGAGTATTTAATTCTTCTAACATACTCATATGTTTTCTACCTCCTTGTCAAATGCATCAATCATTGCATTAATACAGGCTTTTTTGCTTGCAGATTTAGCTGGCTTTAGAAATGGTTTTGGTGGCTGACCACTTTTTCCGTATTCTAAAACACCAGCAATCATTGCATTGCTTTTGCCATCAGAACGTGATTCGGAAAAACCAACCTTGACATTGAAATTACCATCCTTATCCATTAGAGCAGGGGATACACCAAGTGATGAAACAAGTTCACCTGTAGAACGACTTTCTTCTTTTGTGTTAGTACCAATAATATTTTGTAGATTAGACTTAACTTTTTCTTTTACAACTTTACCACCTGCTTCAAGTACCTTAGGAATAATTTCATCCGTCTTATCTCTAAGCCTTGAAATCTTTAACAGAAATTCTTCCGGCATCTTCATAACAGTCTTAGCCACTTGGCTTCACCTCCTTTGCAAGTACCTCAATATACATTTTGCGATTTTTAACATCTTCAACTGATATTACCTCAAATCGTTCATTTTCACAGACTATTGTCATTGAAGTTGTAACCATAACACCGGGAATACAGCGAAATCTAAAAAGGTCGGTAGAAACCGAGAAGGTGGCTCTGTTAGCCCACTTCTCAGTACCATGACGCCTTTCTCTATATGCTCGTACCGAAGCGATAATCATATCAGTTTCAGAAGAGAAGCCCTCAGAATCTTTAACAGTTACTTTTTGTACTATGTTAATAAAAGTATTCATTTTACCAAAACTCATGTTACACCTTCCAATCCCGGTCTAACCGTAAGAGAGGATTAACTGTATTCCACACTTTCTCTGCGGCTTGAACATTATCCAAATAAAAACCTCCTGTGCTGCCATCCCTTGATTCATAAAAATGGGAGGATAGCATTATTACCGCTTGTTCAGTAGTAGGAGGCATTTGATTATCTGCATAAAAGTTTTCTGAAAGATGCTGATAGCTCTCAGCATACTTTATAGCGGTGGTAATATATAACTGCAGGAGTTCATCATCTTCACTGTGCTCGAGAATAAGGTTTGCTTTGACTTTTTCTAATAGTGTCATTATTAACCACCGCCTTTCATCAGTTTTCTATAATAACCATATAAGTGGTTTCGCCATACCCAGAAGCCCATAGCGTGAAGATTTTTGGTGTATCAATAATTTCATCACATTTAAGCCACATTACAATATCGCCAGCAGATCCACCGACAGCAGCAGCCTCTGTTACATCATCAGAAGTAAGCTGATAGCCATTGTATTTGATTGACGTAATATCCGGCAATCCTGTTGTAATATTCATACCAACCCACTTATGTGTACCCTGTGACGGATTGGAACTTGGGAAGGCCACAAGTTCATCAACATCTACAGACACAGTAATAACGTCATCTGCAATTGAAATATCTGTAACCTTGCTTTGATTTGCAATAAGCTCTTCTCCAACAGGAGTGGGGATTTTTACCACATACACATTCCATGCATCTGATTCCATATATCCTGCGTCTTTAAGTTTTAGAAGTAGTTCATTAAAGTTATCCTTTAAACCTGCTACAGTAGTTGCAGTGCTGGAAGCTTGATTTACGGCAGAAGGAAGCCCCGTTACCGAAGCCCCTTCTTTAATTTCTAGTGTGCCGCCAATGATGGTTTTATCTCCACCTTGTTCAGTATAATTTTTAGTACTATAGTCCATGAGATACCTCCATTAAGCTTTCTGTTGAAGCACTTTTACCGCTTCTGGCAAAATAAGTTTTCCATCAACACGCTGAGTTGCAACAAACCCAACTTGACCTGTAACAGCATAGAGTTCATTTAATCTTTTAAACACACGACCTTGACGATCTGCAACCCAGTAGTAGTTTAAATCACCAAACACGATAGACTTAGCTGCTGAAGCAATAGCCGGAACATAGGCTGATGTGTAAATGGGTCTGTTTAATATTGTATCAGGAGTACCAGTCTGTAAAGATGGTTGCCATAGGTATTGACCTTGGCCATCTTTTAGTTTACGTATTGCTTTTACAGTAGCATCATTCATTAAAAACACCGCTTTATTACGGTATGGAGCTTTTAATGAGTAAAATAAATCTAAAACTTCATCAATTGTAATTGCAGTTGCACCTGCAGTTGTAACACCAAGTTGAGCACCACCAGTTGTAGCAATTATACCGGTTGGTTTTCCTGAACCATCACCAGTGAAAAATGCTTCTTCTTCTTTGCTACCTATACGTCTTGCAAATTCTTTAGAAATATAGGATTCCAAATTAAACACACTATCGTTTAATAGTTCCTCAGAAACTTTTATTAGTGTTCCTAATTTATACGCACCTATTGACACTTGACCGAAGCTGTCATCACTATCTGGAATTGTACCTTCTTCATCAACCCATGATGCAGTGCCTTTAGAAGCTACCACGGGAATTTTTCTGTCACCAGTGGAGGTTGTAATGACATTGGCTAATTTACGGAAGATATTTTCTTCTTCTAATGCTTCTACAAGAGTTCTTTCAAACTCATCAGGAACCAAGTATCCACCTTCAGTATCAGTGCCAACCTGAAGAGCATTTCTTATGGTGGTATCAAGACCTTCACCGGCACGAGTACGCATAGCATTCCAAAATGCCTTTTTGTATTCATCAGATGCTCTTCCTGTTTTTTCTTCCATGCTGGGAAGTTTAGGTTTCCCTGTTAAAGGATTGGCAGTAGGTGCATTTAGCTCTGCATCAAGTATTGCTTGTTTTTCCAAACGGTCAATTTCTTTTCCAAGAGCAATGACATCAGCTTCCATTTTGTTGTATGTAGCTTCGTCTTCAGTGGAGATAAGAACGTCATTTCCACGTTTTGTATCCAAGAATGCTTTAGTTGCATCCCATGCTTTTGCACGTTTTTCGCGCAGTTCTAAAATCTTATTCATAATATTTTCCTCCTAATTAATGAATGATGTTGTTTAGCCGCTTTTCAAGAACAGCAGCAGAAATGCCTGTTTGTTTAACAGTCATATTATTCTTTGGACAAATCTTGTTAAACAGTGAGTTCGTAACAGCTCTTCGACTGAAAGCATAAGTAAAATCATCAGTCTGAATTCGCTTTTTCTCATCTGTTAAAATGTCATCTGCAAAACCAAGCTCAATAGCTTTGTTGGCATTAAGCCATGTTTCAGCATCCATAAGATGAGAGAGCTTTGCCCGGGATTGCCCAGTTTTAATTTCATAAGCATTGATGATACTTTCTTTTACCTCTGATAGCATAGAGACGGCTTTTTGCATTTCCTCACTGTCACCGATGGCTATCGTTAGGGGGTTATGTACCATCATAAGTGCTGTAGGTGCCATTAATACAGTTGTTCCAGCCATGGCTATTACTGAAGCAGCAGAAGCTGCAATGCCGTCAATCTTTATAGTCACATTTCCTTTGTAGTCCATTAGCATAGAATAAATTTGACTGGCTGCAATACAATCGCCACCAGGCGAGTTAAGCCATATAACAATGTCACCCTCACCGGCATTCAAATCAGCTTTGAATGCATGTGGGGTGACATCATCATCAAACCATGACTCTTCGGCAATCACGCCATCGAGGTAAAGTGTCCGGGTGTCGGAATCTTTATCCTTAACCCAGTTCCAAAATTTTTTCATTATGTTTCCTCTCTTTCTGTAGTTTTTGCAAACGCACCAGCGTCCTGCAATTTAGTCATTGCACCGTTAATGAGATATAGGTCTCCACCAAGCTCAGCGGAAATACGGTCTAAATTTTCTAGTTCACGAATATCATTAGAACTCATCCAGCCGTTTTGCCTTGCAGTAGCATAGCCAGTCATACGGCTTTGATAATCACCTCGAAGAAGACCATCAACATTAAATTTAATGAATACAGTAGGTTTTTCACTTTCCATTAGCAGTGAACGACACATAGTTTGTTCCCATCTAATAATCCACGGGTCAAGTGTGTATTTTACAAACTCCAATGATTGCTGCTCGATGTTTGAAAAAGAAGATTTCTCAAGGTCTGAAAGCATATGTGGTGGCACTCTGAAAATACGGGCAATTTCATTTATTTGAAACTTTCTTGTTTCTAAAAACTGTGCCTGTTCAGGTGAAATACCTATTGGTTGATATTTCATTCCTTCTTCAAGGACAGCTACTCGGTGAGAGTTTGCAGAGCCTTGGTATGCCATGTTCCAGCTTTCTTTTACCTTCTGAGGGTCTTTAATTGTACCGGGGTGTTCTAATACACCCCCGGGAGCAGCACCATTTGCAAAGAACTTAGCTCCATATTCCTCAGTAGCCATAGATAAGCCCACTGCATTTTTAGCCATTGCAATAGGGGAGTAGCCTACCAGCCCATCAAACCCTAAACCTGGGATATGCAATACATCAGAAGGGTCAAGATAAACCAGACTATCTTTTCCGAGTGTTGGTACATCCTCAGTGTTTCTTTGGTACAAATAAAAGAGCCGACCATTTTTATCACGGTCGACTGACATTTTATTTGGCATTAAAGGGTAGAGGGCAATAACTTCACCACGTGCATTTCGTATAATCTGAGCATAGGCATTGCCCCATAATAAAAGATGACTCATAAGCGTTTCTCTAAACGAAAATGAAGTCATCTCAGGGTTTGGCTCATCATGGAGCAGTTTATATAACGGATGTTTTAAATATTTTTCTTTGCCTCCTGTATCATTGTATCTGTACACGTGAAGGGGGAGGCAGGCTACAGTTTCAGCAAGTATTCTTACACAGGAATATACTGCTGTCATTTGCATAGCTGTGTGTTCGTTGACTTGTTTACCGGAAGTTGTTCCGCCGAAGAAAAAGCTGTAGCGACTGCCTCCAAGTGCATCTTTTGGTTTATCTCGTGCTTTAAATATTCCTTTTATTATTCCCATAGACATCACTCTCCTTAAAAATGGGTATGAAAAAAGCACCTATTCGGTGATAGATGCTTTATATTTTTAGTAGTTAGTTTTTTATATAGTTGTGACGCATAATATTAAATATGTGCAATATTTATTATTAACAGTTTCAAATTTATATTTTATATAAGCTAGGAACGGCATCTGGTCAGTTGATTAAATTAATAAAAAACAAAAAATCTTGTATTACAGAATTATTGTATTATAAATTCATAATCTCCTTCTTCTTCTTATCAAATTCTTCCTGAGTCAATACTCCTGCATCCATTAACTCTTTCAAATTCTTTAAGGCATCAATTTGTTCGTTTATAGACATTTTTGTTGCTAATTTCTTATTATTAGAATCCCCTATCGTAGAATTAGCTTTTCTTTCATATAATTCCTGACGAGCTATTTTTACCTGCCTATTATAAGCTTCATTTTTTATTCTCTTTAACTCTTTTTCTTCCATTTTTCGTCTTTCTTCATGCGTCATTTTAGGCTTAATTCCAAACATTTCTCTAAATTCATTTCCTATTTCAGTAAAACTATCTTGAATTTCTCGAACTCCAATATCCTCCATGAATTCATCCTTAATTCCTCCAAAAATATTTTCTTTCATCTGCTTCTTATTAGCTTTATTTATACCTTTCTGTACACCTTTTAAGCTTATATCACCAGACTTTAAAACATTTTTCGCAACACTTCCAGCAAAAGAAATACCCGATTGAACATCTGAATCATTTATGTTGTTATTCGAACTCATAAATTGTCTTATTTCTTTTTCAGTTGAGGCACTTCCATCTATAATTCCTTGATAATAGTTATAATCATAATACTCTGCATCTGATGACATTTGATCGGTTATTGCCATTAGTAATGTTTTCAAAACAATATCATCATTTGAATGCGGTGCAAATTTTTCAGTTTTATCATCGAAATAGAGCTCCAATTGTTTTTCTCCATTAAATGATTCTCCAATTAGAACTTGATTGATTTCATCTAATGGATATCTAATAATTCCTTGAAAATTGTTCACCAATCCATACTTCTCCAATATTACTGCTTGATTGGTTACAGCCAATGTATTAGTGTATATGCCCCAAAATCCATGTCTCATATTTTTTTCTTTATAAATTATTCTTTCTCCCTTATTCAATAAGTATTTTTGTTTTGCCATAAGTTTACACCACCTGTATTATATATTTTATTATTTAAGTGTGGATAATCAACCAATTATAATATTCAGATTAATAGCAATGTTCAGGTTATGGTGCTTATATCAATACAGATTATATTTCAAACATATTAAAATAACATTTAGCTATTTCCTATTTATTGGAATTTTGAAATTATCCTTTAATAATTCAATATAATTCTACTTATCCTTAATAACCCTAAAGTATTAAATAATACTATAGCATATATCCCAGTTTATTACAATATAAATAAATTTTTTGAGTTTCCCCAAAATTACTTATGGAATAATCAAGAAACCGCTAATTTATAATATTTGAAGATATCAAATTGTTGTGATTTAAAGTTTTTATGAATAAAACTTTGAATTCCAACCTTTGTTTTAACTAAAATACTTTCTATTGCATATCCAATAGCATAGTAAATAAACTTAGGTATATCGTAAATCCTTTTTGAGCACTCCTTAAGGGACTTGAAAAATATACAGTTTGCTTTTTCAGAAGACATTATACCTATGTATCCAACAGTAATTGTTACGATTAAATTGAAATTACGAATGGATTTTAATGACCAAACCCTAATATCTTCAAAATTAAATTGTTGCTTCTTGAATTTAAAATATTCCTCGATACGCCACCTCATTAAGTACACTTTAGTAACCAAAAGGGATATTTTTTTCTTCTCGGGGGAGTTTAAATTTGTAAGAAGCATCATAGGAGTTTTTCCAAAGCCATAGACAACTATTAATGTTAATTCTTTTTTTGGAAATTCACATAGATTTACAGGAATATAACTGATTTTACAATCAATATCTTTTTTGTTTTGACCTTTAAATTTCAAATTGTAATTACCTTTATACATATTAGCAACATCAAGAACATTTTGAGTTTTTCCATTATAAATTATATTACGATTCATTTTTAATCGTATAATAAAGCGTTCATTATTTTTGATAAAATATCTGAAATATTCATTTGCGTCAAACCCTCTATCTAAAGTCCTGATACATTTGTTTCCAAAATGTTCGCTAAGTGACTTAAGGCATTGAATATTTTCGTGAGTTTCGCTAATGAAGCCTTTTTCTGCAGCAGAAAATACTTTTTCATAAACTGGTAAAGGCATTTTACCATTGGAAGTTAATACTGCAGCCTCAATAGTTTGATAACCCTTGACTATTTCGCCGGTACTTCCATCACGGACATCAGTTAATGCTTCTAATTTTTTACTGCATGGCTTTGCAATATCAGAATTATCAATGATAATTACAGAATAATCGTCTTTAATATTTTGTTTAACTATATTTATATAGTTGTTCATTACTTGTTTATTGTCATCAAAGTCATTAAGATTTCGGGATAAGCGCTCAATTGTTTTTTTAAGGGTTATAGATTCTTTTAGAGAACGTGCAATTTCACTTAAATGTGTTTTATTGCCCTCGAGTAATCCATAAATCATTTGTGTAATAAATTTCATTTTAGGTCTTTTTAAACCACCAGTAATTTTATTTGAAAAATTTGAAATATCCCTTTTCAATTCATAAGCTAATCTGTTATAATTAATCATGCAAAAATGCTCCTTTGTTTGATTTTTGGTTGCACTTTAATTATAACATATGGATAAGCATTTTTGCATTTTTTATTGCTAAATCAACAAATCTTAAGAATTTGTGGTTAATTTTCTATTTATTTTATTTATTGTGGATAACTTTTTATTTTAAAACAATCAATTTAAAGCACCATTTTTAAAAGTGATTTTAAAAATGGGGAAACTCAAAACTAATATTTATTGACACCCCTTAAAAAAGGAATATAATGAACTAAGGGTATTAGGTAGCACTTACAGAGGCAGGAGTTTAAGGAATAACTGTAATTTAAGGGAGAATCAAAGGAGTAATATTTGAA